TGGAGACGGTTCAGGAGAGATGCCTCCAAGTGCAATTTCTCGCGCTGGGCTGAATCATTGGTCCTGAGCATCTCCTCGCCGAGCGCCTGGCGCACGTCATACATGGCCTGCCCGAACAGTTCTGAGTCGAGCAGCTTCTTCAGGTTCTCGCGCTTGTGGATCTCTTCAAATGTGAGTTTCTCAGTCATTGCACGCTCCTTGGTTTGGCGCCGTTTGCCCCCGGCATAGGCCGAGCCTTGGCCTGCTCAATGGCCACCTGGCGCTTGGTGGCGTCATCCAGCGAGACCTTCTGGGCATTGACCGCGTAGTCTCCCGCCTGTTTGTCGCGCTCGCGGTCGTCCTTCATCATCTCGCGCAGCATCTCGCTTTCAGTCTTCATCTGAAGCTGCTGAGTCTCCTGCTGGCCCTTCTGAGCGATCTCGGCAGACTTGATCTGACCGGTCTGCTGGAGTTCAGCCGACTTGACTTTCAAATCAACCTCGCCCTTGACCTTGGCGGCACCGACCACGTCAGGAGCCTGGGTCTGCTGCTGAGCCGCGGCGGCCGCCTGCTGCTGGGCCTGGTCGATCTGCTGAAGCACCTGCGGATCAACATTCGGGAAATACGGCAGAATGTTCTTCTCGCCGGCCAGGCGCAGCAGTTGCTTCTGAGTGTTGCGAAACTGCGCCCAGCCGGAGATTGGGTTAGCGAGGCCCAATGTCATGATGGTTTGCTGCTGGATGGCCGCCACTTGGGACAATGCCATCATCTTCGAATCAATGCGGCCGTTGCCGAGGCCAACATTGACGGAGACCGACACTTGGTCATGCCAGACATCGGGAAGCACCTCCTCGTAGCCGGTCATCGTTTTGAGGCTCTGGGGACCCTTAAGCTCATTCATGGCAATCCTGACGATGGCCAGGAACATCGATTTGATGCCAGTCTCACCGGCATTGCGAGCCATCATCTCCATGCGGGCGTCAGCCCCCATGACAGCGGCGTTGGCAGCTATCTTGGTGGTCGATTGCAGCGCATCGGGATCAAGGCCTTGGCTCATCTTAGAAATACCAGACCGTTTCTCGGAGACTTCTTCGAGGTATTGAAGAACGGGAAGCGTCTGGCCAGCCACGAATGGGGTCGTCAACTCTTCGATCTGTCCCGGCCCCTTGGTGCGGATCATTGCGCCGATTTCCGAGTTCTTCATATCCTCGGCGTTCACCATCGTCTCGTTGAAAGCTGTACGCGGATTATTTGTGAGTGCTGCGTTGTCAATGATTGACCGGAGCAACGCAGTCTGCGCATCCTGATCCTGCATCAAGTCTTCTGCCAACGAGATCGGGAAAAACACATGCGGCTGAAGATCAGTCTTGAAAATGCCGAGTGGGACAAAATTAACCGGCTCATCGAGCAGTATCTTGTACTCGCTGCCGCCGGTAATGATGTGACGCAGCTCCGCTACACCGTCACCATCAGCATCGATCCGCAGCCATACTTCAGCAATCGTGATGTCGTCTGACATCGGGTCTTTTTCGTCGGCGTCAGGCTCGTTCTCATTGACGATGTAAGTGGTGCGCTCGTTGCGCTCGTATTCCGACATCGCCGATTCATCAGTGGAGCCGCGCAGCTCGATCAACTCCTCAGGATCGAGTCCCATAAGAGCCGCATCGTAAATGCGCATGACCTCGACAGTGCCGATGATGCGCGCATCCTCAAGACACGAGGCAGAGGCGTTGACGATGAAGTTCTCGGGCGGAACCACGTCCAGGTGCCAGACCTTTCTGACATTCTGCCTCGTTTGTACTGCTTGCACTTGAGGGTTCCCCATCTCATCGGGGAACGCATCTGATACTTCGGTAATCTGCGCCGAGGGGTCCTCCTCCAGCACCGGCAACTCGTCGGGAGGGAGAATGATGTCCTTCTTATGCGTGGAGACGACTTTCTGCTCCATTGACACTTTGACGACGCCAATGCGCGCCTTCAGAGCGTCGGTGCAGCCCTGGATCAGTGCCTCGTAGCCGCCAAACCGGTCATAGACCGAATTGACGAACAGGCTCATCTGCTGGCAGATGTTTTCGTCTTCTTCGTCGTCAGAACTAAACTCGGCGACCGTGTCGGACTGCGTAAATATGCGAGCCATTGACGGAACAACCGATCTGACCCCGTCCCTGACACAGGTGACAATGACGCCGCTTCTTCCAGGCTCATGAGGAAGCTTGGTTTCTCCCTGATAGTACTTGTCGGCAAGTACACGACCATTGACGAGGCTGGATGTGACGAAATCGATGGCGTGGAGGATTTCATTTTTGACAATCCGCTCGAATGTCTCTTGCGGGATAGGCTTGAGGGCCTTTTTGGTCTTTTTCAACGTAGATTTGAACATCACCGTTTCCCCCGCCCCGCTGGAATGAAAGTGTCGCCGTTCCAACTCCCGGCCTTGGCTCGATCAGCGCCCTTTGCGTACTGACTCTCAACGCTGAACGTCGGATGATTGGGTTTCTTGTAAGTATCAGGCCAATGACCGTTGGCAGCAGGCCGCAGCCCGGCCTTGAACGCGCCTCTGAGGTCATAATCAGCGCCTGAATCACGCGGAGCGAACTTTCCCTTCCACGTCTGGAAGTGACGCTCCTCATTCACCGACAACGGTGTGTTGTACAGTTGTCTAAACGTTGACAAGAGGCCCCGATCCGCCATCACACCACCACCCTCAGGTTCCGCTTGATCGGTTTCGACCAATCGCTGGCATTTTGTCCGTAAGGAGTAGACTGAATAACATATCGGAAGCCATCTCCCCCGTGGGAGGCCCAATCCTTGAATGCGTTCTCAGAAAATACCTTGCGCTTGGGGTCCCAAGCTCGCCTGAACATGCGCAGACAGTCGATTCCGTCCTGAGTGCCTTGCTTGTCGAACCAGCAGCGTGAAAACGCCACGCGAGCGGCGGCAATGGAGCCATGTTCTGATACTTTCGGGAGAACGAAGCAGTTAAAGCCGCGCGCCTGGAAAAACTGGGTTCGCGTCAGGCCTGTTTGCTGATCCCTCTGCTCCGCATCATGCGGCAGATAGAGAGTATCAATCTTGTAGGGGAGCCTATTCAGCCAATCGACGTAGTAGGGGAGGGCCTGGTCCTTGTCCTGGACAAACCGCAAGAGATGAATGTTATTAGCGACCAGTTGGTAGACCCAGACTGAGGCTCCACCACCGATACCGAGATCCATGGCCGCGAGCACATTGGCGTTGGTGTCATGGGCAACAGAAGCAATTCGACGCTCATTCTCGGCTCGCTCGATTTCCGCCCCGAAGAAGGTCCCCTTCACCGCCGCATCGAAGCTGCATTCGTATTCCTGCATGTATTCTTCGGGCGGCATGGCCTTTTTGGCCAATTCCAGCTCTTTCTGGGTGAGAATCCCAGTTTGGCTGGCCTTCAGCGTCATGATCAGCCAGTCGGGGTCGTCCTGGAAGTCGTGGACAATGTCGTAGAAGTGGTTTCGGCCGTAAGCGCTCCCGATAAAAGTCGCGGACCCAGCGTATTCGGAGAGGCTGGCGCGGATGACTTCGGTCCAGATACGGGGGTCCTGAATGGCGTACTCGTCCAGAGAAGCATGGTCCAGGTAAACGCCACGAAGGCCCCCGTAATTATCGGAGCCAGCAAGAATAAGACGAGCGTCATTGGGAAACACCAAAGTAGTTTCGGCTTCCAGAAACTTCATACCCGGTATATTCCGCGTATAATGTTTCGCATACATCCACGCGTTTCTCTTGCCCTGGGAAAATGTGGGGGAGATATAGGCAGCTTGGGGTGGCGGGAAGGAGCGTTCGACGCGGGATATACGTACTATGCATTCGTTGATCTCCGCGACTGTCTTGCCACACCGGCGATGAGCGACGATAGCCGCGAAACGCTGCTTCCTTCTGTGATATGGCAGAAAGACTTTCCGTGGGGTGTAAGGCAGTGCGATGACCGTCTGAGGGTCGCTCCTGTCGAGGGGTCTCAGATCATAGGGGATGCGCGGGTTGGCCTTCTCAGAGCGGCTAATGCGGTTCCAGGCGGTGTCTGGGGTCATAGGAGGATCCGATAGCGGTAGAATCGGGTGCCGGTGACCCAGGAGAGCGCCAGGAAGTAGCCCCACTCGCCAATCTCAAGGCCCAACAGCCACATGGTGCGGGCCGGGCGGCAGCAGATGAGGGAGATGCTCATTCGTCGCTCCCAGTCTTCTCCAGGGAGAGCGGAATAGTCTCCATGACCCGTTCCGGGGTGATGTCGGCCATATCCTCGCCGCCCCAGGTGAGGACGAGACGGCGCTGGCCGGCCTTCAACTGGGCGGTGGCTGGGTCGAGCGCGCCCAGTATCCTCGCCTGCGCCAGGGTTGCAGCGACTGCTGTTGCAGCGTTCCTGGTCTCGTCT